CCCATCATTGGGCCGGCCGTAGGGGCCAAGCTGCAGCGCACCATGCGCGCGATCAGCGCAGCGCAATCCACCGTAGGAATGGTGGCGTCCAAATACAGCCAGGTCACCAGTGCGGCCACCCAGGTGCGCGAGCGCCTGGGTACGCTGGGGGAGCAGGCCAGCAAGGCGGGGTCGGCCATCAACCGCATGGCCGGCAAGGTCAGTCCGTCGCTGGCCAGCGTTGTGCCAAGCAGCGCCTTTGCCCCAAGCGTCACGCCTGCAGCAGCCGCTTCAACACCATCTCCCCACCTGCTGACCTTGCAGCCGCTCAAGGCAGGATCGCAGCCTTTCTACTTCAACCTCGACACTGCGGCGTTTGACGAGCTGCAGCGGCGCACCGCCTACCGCTGGGCTGCCCAAGAGCGGCTGACGCGCGATATCGCACAGCAGGCCGTGGGGCAGGGCGAGGACACGCTGACGATCAAGGGGGCCGTCTTCCCGTTGTTCCGAGGCGGTATCAGCCAGCTGGACGCACTACGCGCGATTGGCCGCCTGCTGTTGCCTGTAAGCCTGACCACCGGCTACGGCGCAGTGCTGGGCAACTGGTGTCTGCGCAAGGTCGACGAGGATCAATCGTCATTGCTCGCCGGCGGCATTCCGCGAAAACAAGGCTTTACCCTGGAGTTCACGAAGTATGGCGATGACCTGCAGAACGTCTGACGGCGACGTGCTCGACACGCTGTGCCAGTCCTACTACGGCCACTTGATGGGCGCCGTTGAGCTGGTGATGGAGGCCAACCAAGGCCTGGCAGAGGAGCCGCAGCCGTTCCGTGCCGGCGTGCTGATCTACCTCCCCGATTTGCCTGCCGCCGAGGCTGAGGCCGAACACGTCACCCTTTGGGACTGACGCCGCGTTACGCATAACAGACCCCGCCCCGTGCGGGGTTTTTCATTCTGGAGCCACCATGAAACCCACATTTCGCATCGTCGCCGATGGCCGGGATATCACCCTGCTGATCAACGACCGCCTGCTGTTGCTGCGCACCCTGGACAAGCCCGGCATGGACTCGGACGAATTCGAACTGCGCATCGATGACCGCGACCAAGCCGTCACGCTTCCCGCGCGCGGCGCCTTGATCGAGGCCTTCTTGGGCTATGAGGGTAAGCCGCTGGCGCGCCTGGGCAGTTACCGGGTGGATGAAATCGAAGTCACTGGCCCGCCGGCGACGCTCACGCTACGCGGTAAGGCCAGTGACATGCGCGGCAGCGGCAAGACCACCCGTAGCGGCAGCTGGGAAGGCGTGCCGCTTGCGCAAATCGTCAGTGACCTGGCCGCGCGCAACGGCTGGAAACCTGGCTGCACCGTGCAGACCAAGGTGGCCCGCGTCGACCAGCGCAACGAGTCCGATTTTAACTTCATCACCCGGCTGGCCAAGCAGTACGACTGCACGGCCAAGGTGGGCGACGGGCAATTGCTGGTCATGCCGCGCCAGGGTGGCAGCACGCCCGCCGGCAAGACCTTCGGCGCGATCACCCTGCAGCCCGGTGACGTGAACCGCTACAGCTTCCGCCTGGGCGACCGCACGACGCAAAAGGCGGTGAAGACGCAGCACCAAGACAAGAAGACCGGCGCGCTGAGGGTCGTGGAGCTGGACAACGACGAGGCGCCCGAAGGCCTGCCCGCTGTGCATACCGACCGCCATATCTACCCGGACAAGGGCGCTGCCGAGCAGGCGGCAAAAGCGCGCTTGGCGGCATTCAACCGCAGCACCGCCGGCGTGCGGCTGGAAATGCTCGGGCGCACCGACCTGTTTGCCGAACGCTCGATCAACGCCCAGGGCTTCAAAAACGGGCTCGATGGCGAGTACCTGGTGGACAGCGTGGAACAAGTCTTCATGCCCTCGGGCTGGTCGACGACGGTTGAATGCAACGGCGGCAAGAAGGGCAAAGCCAAGGCCAAAGGCAAGAAGAAAAAACAGACCAAACCGCTGCGCACCGTCGACGTATCGGCCGCGTAGCCCCACCGATAGCAGGAGAAAGACCATGCCTATTACCGAAAAGCAGTTGCTTGAAATCCTCCCGAACGCCGGCCGCAAAGCCGGCGTTTTTGTTCCCGGCCTCAATGCCACCCTGGGCAAGTACGCCATCGTCACGCGGCTGCGCATGGCCGCCTTCCTGGCCCAGGTCGGCCATGAGTCGGGGCAGCTGCAGTACGTGCGCGAACTGGGCAACGACAAGTACCTGGGCAAGTACGACACCGGGCGTTTGGCCGAGCGCCTCGGCAACTCGCCCGAGGCAGATGGCGACGGCCAGCTGTACCGCGGCCGTGGCCTGATTCAGGTCACGGGCCGCGCCAACTACCGCGACTGCAGCGAGGCGCTGTTTGGTGACAGCCGCTTGCTCAACACGCCGGAGCTGCTCGAGCAGCCGGTGTACGCCTCGCTGTCGGCCGGATGGTTCTGGCAGCGCGCGGGGCTCAACAGCCTGGCCGACAAGGTGGCCAGCGCGGACGACGCGGTATTCGAACAGATCATCCGAAAAATCAACGGCGGCACCAATGGCCTGGCGGATCGGCAGGCACTCTACCGGCGTGCGCTTGAGGTGCTGCAGTGATCCTGCCGGCGTGGCTGCCGTCCGTATCGACGTTGGCCGCCGGCGTCGTGGCCGGTGTAGTTGTTGGCGGGGCATGCGCCTGGCAGTGGCAGGAGAACAGCTATACCCGCCAGCTGGCCGAGCAATCGACGGAGTACGTCCGGCAACTGAAAGAGCTGGGTGAGGGGTATGGACGTGAGCGCGCAGAAGCGGCCGCTGCAGCGCTGGACCAGCTGACCCAGCAACGTGACCAGCGCCGCGCGCTGGAAGAGCGCCTCGACCTGCAGGCTAAGACCCATTCGAAGGAGTTGAACGATGCTCAGAAAAGGCAAGCTCGCTTGCGTGATCAGCTGGCCACTAGCGATTTGCGGCTGTCAGTCCTTATCGACCGAACCACCGTTACCGGCGCGAGTTGTGACGGTGGGCTGCGAGAAGCCGCCGGCGCCGCAAGCGTGGTTCATGGAGCCATTCGAGCCGACCTTGACCCAGCGCATGCTCAACGAATTGTCGGGATCACCGACGAAGGGGATCGAGGACTGATTGCTTTGAAGGCTTGTCAAGAACATTTGAGGGCTCTCAGTAGCATAGAGATTCATTGAGCATTGTTCATTCGAGCCGGCAGACCAAGATGGTGACCGCATAAGCCACGTTCGAAATAGAAGAAAAATGCTGTATAAGTCAGAAAAGCACCTGCCCATGCTTGCAAAAAAAACGTATTCAGGTGTTTGTGATTATGGTGTAGCATTATTTTATGAGAGTGTTTGCACAAGGTTAAAAGCGCTCGGATGTAATAAAAATTAAGATTTAAAGGGAATAAAATCTTGGGGACAGAATTTTTAAGTGATCTTCCAACTCTTTTAGATAGAATGGATTGGAATTCAGAGCTGACTCGGTTGAAAGTGCGCGTTGAAAGTTGCCCTACTCCTCATGTGATGGGTATTCATGGGTCTTGGGGAAGCGGCAAAACAAGCTTTATGCGCCAACTGCAGTCTCAGCTTGGTGGTAAATGTAACGACATAGGTAGTATGCAAGGTGAAGCTGGTCGCGTTATTGAAAATAAAAAAATTGTGACCATATGGTTTGATGCATGGCGTTATCAAAACGAGCTAAATCCGATTGTAGCATTGATTCAAGAAATGCGCCGACAGTTCTCCTTAGTAGCGAGTGTTAAAAGTAAATTTAAGAAGGTGGGCGATATTTCTCTTCGATATACTTTGGATGGTCTTGGAGAAATCGGTAAGGCAATAGGCTTTGAGAGCTTGGCGAACTTTAATAAAATCCAAGAGTTCAGTAAAGAGTGGGATGCTGAGAATGGCTTGAATAAATTGGATTGCGACTCAATTCGTGAGCACCTGCACCAAACCATAGTGGCTTTGCTACCTAAAGAGCAAGGAAGTAGAGTTGTGGTTTTTGTAGACGATTTGGATCGATGCCATCCTAAGGCGGCTTTTAAACTTTTGGAGGGGCTGAAAATTTATTTCAATATACCTAACTGCGTGTTTGTGCTAGGCATGAATGAAGACGTACTTACAGAAGTGATTAGTTCGGAAGTATTCCCCGGTATCGTGCTAGTCCCTGGAGAAAAACACCTAAGAGCAGGTCATTATTTTGAAAAAATATGCACAGATGTGTACAGATTGCCGCTTCCCAGAAGCGCAATGGCATTGTTTTCAGCAATGCTTTATACCGTCGGAAAATCTGAACATGTGGCAGCGCTAGATTTGGCTTTAGACGATAGGGCAGAACTACCTCCTAATCCTAGGAGATTGAAGGCCCTTGCAAATCAATGGATCCGTTTTTCCGGATGCATCCCTTTCCCTGAAAGGCTTGAAGATCAGAAAATCTGGTCGGTTAGGGTTCTAATTGCTGCATACATACATCAATTTCACAGGGATATGTGGGAGCGCTGGCACTTCAATTCAGACTTTTGGCTGGAGTGCAAAGCTTGGTGCTGCGGAGAGAGGAGTGTAAACCAAGACGGGGCCGATATATCGCCTCCTTGGGCTAGCCATCTCCAGCTTAATAATCAAAAGCCGGTCGGCGATAGTGGATCGAATCCGTCCTGGGCTAAAGACTACCCTAATCCGGGGAGTATAAACATTTTCTGGATTGACGGCGTCATACGAGCATATCGTGACTTCCTGTCTCCAGTTGATTTCACTCCGCTGCTATTGGGTCGCCAATATGAGGATGGGCTCTGAGATGACCAGTAAATCGAGTTTGCAAATGTGGTCTGATCCAGACCTGCGAGCATTGTTAGGTGCTATTAATCGGCGATGCAGTATTGTAGAAACGTTAGCTCTCCCTACCATGAGGGATCTACCTCCAGCAAGAATCGAGACACTGTTTGTGCCACCATATCTGTCCGAGGGACCAGTAAGCGCAGATAGCCCTCCAGCAAACTGGCCAAAAGGGAAAAATCTTTTAGAAGAGCTTGAAGCAACACCTCGAATAGTCATATTAGGTGATCCTGGCGGAGGCAAAACCACGCTGAGCAATTGGATTGCATGGAGGCTGACCTCGGGATCAGCAGCACCACTCCCAAATTCGCTTCAAAATGTCCTGCCAATACCTTGCGTATTGCGAGAAATGCCAAAGGAGTTATTTAGCGAATCGACTTCTGTTATTGATGTGGTAAGGGTTGTTGTAGGTCAGATCCTCGGTAGTGGTAAAGCTGAGAGCCTTTATGAAGTGTTAGAAAAGTGGATATCTGCAGGTAGGTTCATTTTGCTACTGGATGGCGTGGATGAGATTCCTGTTGAAAGTCGCGTTCGTGTGTCTAAGTGGATACAAGAGTGCTTTGATCGGAAAGCTTGTTTATTGGCTACATCTCGTGTCGTAGGCTATCAGATTTACCCGGTGCATGCTGCATTTAAAGATAACAAAAAAAGTTCACAGACTGAGCCAGATCTGAGCTTTTCAAATATTTTTATGAAAAAGAATTTCTTTCAATCGCGGTCTAAGCAGGCTATCGAGGAAGACAGTGTTGATAGGGTTTGGGCGGAGATAAGATATCTCATGCCCTTTGATCAAGCTCAGATCTCTGACTTTGCTCGTAATTGGTACAGGCAAAGATGTACCAGCGATAAGGATGCGAAGTCCAAGACCTCAGATCTGCTCGCAGCATTGAGAGAGTCGACAGTAACTGCGCAACTTGCACGAACTCCTAACTTGCTCAGTCTTATGGCAATTGTTCATCGAGAACGCGCACACTTGCCGGATGGGAAGGCTCTCCTTTACGATGAAATCGTTAACGCCTACATCAATACCATCGATAGTCAAAGAAGTATTATGCAAGGTGATGTGCTTAGTCGATATTCCTGGAGAGAAAAAAAGAACTGGCTATCTTTTGTCGGGTTCATGATGCAGTCCACGGCTAAGCGTGGGAAGTTCGCGGCAGGAGGGATTGTCACTCCGCAAGCGAAAGTATTGAGCTGGCTTGAAAGTGCTATGCGGCAATCTGGGGTCGATTTCCCAGATACAGTGGCTATCGAATTTCTCGACTGGGTAGCACGACGAAGTGGGTTGTTACTTCCTCGCGGGGAGGGTCTTTACGCCTTTGTCCACTTAAGTTTTCAGGAATATTTTTGTGCTTGCTACCTAGAAAACTGCGTCGTTTCTCCAGAGTTCTTCAGTGAAAAAAGAAAAAATCAAGTAAAAGTTTCCGATTTTATTTCGTGGTCTGAGGCAAGCTCCTGGGTTGAAACTCTTGTTTTTCTCTTTGAGATCTTATCCAACGAGAGAACAGCGGACTGGGCTGTCAAATTAGGAAAAGCCATTTTTCTAAACGGTCCGAAGCGTGAGCCTTTATATGGCGAGCAAGCCAGTTTGGCTACACGGTTATTAGGTAATAAGCACGTGAAGCTTTCACCTGCCTGGGCGGATCAGTTGGCCAGCATAGCCAGCTACGAAGCTTGGCGCATGTGGGATAGCCGTATCTACCCTGCGCCGTTAACCGCGCTTTTAGCCTCAGGTTACGCCGTACTAGTAGATGATTACGAAAATGAGAAAAATTTTTTCCCATTGGTTTCTCAAGCGCCACGTGTTTTAGACAAATCCAGAGTCATGATTTATTTGTACCGTAGCCGACAGCCTTTAACAAATGAGACTTTGAAGGCCTATCCTAATCTAGTAGCCATCTACTGTTGTGGCGCAGAGTTCATTGATTTTGGATCTGAAAATATATGGACTGAATTGCAATCCGTTTCTATTTTTGAGTCAGTGATTCATGGGGCGGAAGTATTGGGATCCATGAAATATTTAAAGACTTTAGAGTTAGTAAAAGTTAAGCAGAGAGGGCTAGAGCTTTCTCTGCTCAGCAGGTCGCTAACCTCAATCTCCATTAACGGGGTTAATTTACAGCATCTAGGATTTTTATCCAAATGTACTAATTTGGAAATGGTGGAAATAAGCGGCGTAAAGGTTTCTGATTCTACAGTTTTTCGAAAATTAAAAAGAATTGAATATTTAACTTTGGATAGAACGGAAATATCAGAGCTGGACTTCCTTTCTGGTTTGTCGAATTTGACTTATTTACGCGTGGCGAACTGTCCTGTCAGATCCATTCCTCCTGTGAACTCTATATTCATAACAACCATAAGTTTAGAAAAAATTCCGCTCGATAGCCTTGCTTTTGTCTCTGGAATGCCGAGGTTGATTGTGTGTGTAGTTGAAGATTGTCCTATAGAAAGTCTTCAAGATGTAGAGCTTAATAATACAAGGTTCCTACATCTCATAAACTTGCCGCTGAAAAATCTCACAGGGCTTGAGGGGTTTAAAAATATTCAAACCTTGGCACTAAGAGATATGGAGATTGATGGATTTTTCAATCTAAGCGCCTTGCCCTCCCTGGATGTATTACGTTTGGATGCTGTTAATATAGATGATTTAGAATGGATAGCTGGAGCTAGAAATCTTCGTCATTTAGTTTTGATGGGAAGCTTAATTAAAGACGTAAAGCCTTTGAAAAAGCTGAAGAAGTTGAGGATCTTGGAGATTGATAATGTAGGTGATCTCGATGTTTCGATTTTGAAGAGCCCTAGACTCAGCCTCCAAATAAGAGAGGGTGATGATAAATCTTAATTAAAAGACTGCTGGTTAGGTTGTTTTTTTGATTAAGATTGACTGATCTTGTACTTTGGCAGCTCTATCTGAAACTTTGAAAAATGCAAGCGATTGAGACATATCGCTTGCATTGCCGTGCATTGCAAAAGCTATGTCATGTCGTAGTGTTTTATGTATGTGGTGGGTAAAAATTCACGACTATTCATTCTCTTAGTGTTGCTATGGATTGAGAGATTGCTTCCAAATGGCAATCTAGGTTTTCCAAAATCGTCATAACATTTGTATGAGTATTAGTCGAGCCGCGCTGGCTGATCCATAGCGATACCTCTTCGACTGCTGCTCTAATACCAAGTTGATTCAGAAGTAATAATTCGATGGCATTAGCGGTAATATGGTCGCGATCTTTCATGTTTTATCCTCGTAATAAGTTAGATCTATATTTAATAGTTTTCAGATGGTTTTATGGTTTGAGCTGCTTCTAAGTATGCTCTGCTGAGAGCTTTCAAAATCTTTAGTTAAAACTCTGTTTTGAGTCAAGATATTTTTTGAATGCCCTATCAGGATTGAGCTTGGGTCGCAATCTTTGATGATACCTATTGTTTTGAAGCTTAGTTTTCGTAGCTTACAGCCAAACAGAGCTGGACGCTGGTGCTTGGGGGCTGAGTGCTGCCGCTCAGACAGATGCCAGATAAGACAAAAGATGAGCAGCCTCAGCATCTGAGCACTACGTCGCACATTAGAAGCAGGCTGTTGTATACAAGATCGCTTCAGTGGATGGGTAACCTTGGCTGCCAGCATCTGTACACAGCCGAAAACTCTCAAATCAGTTCCGCAACTGGGCAGCACGTCCTTGGATTCATTGATCCAAAACGCTCTTAAAAATAGCGAGTTGCGGCAATGATGATGATATAAGTTGCTGATAAATATGCTTTTTACTCACGGATTGCAAATCCGTCTGAGCTGAGCCTTCTCAAGGTGCGCGGAGCGGCTGAATTGTACTCAGCAGGAATCCCGCTGAGGCTCTGACCAGGGGGAAAAACCTGCGCGTTTCATCCGAGCTGAGAACAATGAAGCGCGCTAGGTGGTACATAAATGGTACCTACTGATAGGAGGTGCCGTGGAAGCCTTTTCCAAAAAGGCGCTCAGCCAAAGTAGTGCCAATCCATCATGGGGGCGACGCTGAAGCGGCGGGAGGGTTCAGGGCTTTGGGCTTCTGGGTTTGAAGCTGGTTTTGCAGGGGATGCGTTCAACGTGTTGTGTACCGGTTTTCGTGGGATAAGGCGTTTTTGAATGGGATTGGTGCGATGTACCAATCTTAAAAGGACGTGTACCAATTCCCTATAGCAACCATTCGGACGCGCAAAAAGGCTGATGGTATACCCAGTTATCTGGTCCAGATTCGTATCAGCCGCGACAAGACGACAGTCTACCAAGAGAGCCAGGTCTTCGCCCGCAAGCAGGTGGCGCAGCCGTGGGCCAAGCGTCGGGAAACTGAGCTGTCAGAGCCAGGCGCAATCGAGCGTGCTAAGCGTCAGGGGCTGACGGTCAGGCACATGATCGAGCGCTATCTGATGAAAGCTGAGAAGGCCGGCTTCTTGGTGAGAGCAACCGGCGCATGCCAACGCTACCAGCGCGGCCCATTGGGCAAGGTGGTCGATGCAGGTATCTCGCAGAAGTGCAGGTCGACTATGCGTGGTGGCGCATGAGTTTCAAGGGTGGAGCAGTTAGGCCGAAAGCTGCTGGCAATGTCTTCGATATACCGAGGGTAGCGAGCGTGTCAGAGCATCGAGACTGGAACTCGATGCGGCGGTACGCGCATTAGCGCGGGCGCGGAAATCGTCATATAGGGTGGGCTTAGTTGGAGTATTGTCCAGGCGCTAGTCAAGCTGGAAGGACAGACTGCATAGCGGGCTTATTCAGGCGTGCGCCATCATGGCTGGCAGCTTTCGGCCAAAAAAAGCCATTAGACTGGGCCTTTCGGCTTTTTCCG